TGTTAGCTAGCCTTACCGTAATCACCAATCAGATCCGTGAACAAGCCCTGGTTGATTTTGAGGAATTTATGATCCCTCAAGGCCGCAAAGCAGCGATTGACTTTTGGAACGGAGCCATGGGAAATGCTGCGAAGAAACTGGGTGATACGGAAGAAGGCTCTCAATTGTCTCTTTTGCATAGTATGACTGAAGAATTAAAAGATCAACCCTGGTATGTTCAAGCGGCTGCCAGTAAGTTGATCCCAGTTATTCAAAAAGCTGCAACTGAGAAACCAAAAGAGAAAGTAACGAAACTGGTACACGGCAAGTTCGGGTTTGAATAGGCCCTGTAACGCCCCAAAACGCCCTGTTAACGGTCCGTTAACGGCCCAAACTCCCTTTTTATACCCTATCCTAACCCACCTCATCTTCTAGTCCTTATTCTTTCTTTAAATGATTTGGGCCGTTAAGCTAAATAGTTATCCAATTTTGCTTAATTATTTTGGTTATAATTTTTTGGCAATCATAACAAACTGTTACTTCTACGCTAAATTTATCTGTCTTACGGTGATCCTTAGACTGTAAGCAAATATTACATCTACGCTTCATCACTTTCTCCCGTTGTTGTTTGTTGTGCTATTAACGATAATTTTAGATGTAAACGATCAAACAAATGCCAAGGTTGATTATCTCCCCATAAATCAAAGTGTTTCTTTAGATGTTGTTTAATTTGTGTAAGTTCAACCATACATTCGTAAACCTGATCTTCTTCAATAATAATTAGATCGTCATCCATGTTTAACCACCTATAGAGTAAGAACCATCTTCTCTACGTTCTAAGGTCCATACAAATTCTGGATCGTTCCAGTATTCTACAAACTCTTTATTTGTTTCATACATAGCAGAAAAGTCTTTTCTTATTACTTCTGCAGTGGTTTGCCAAACAACCTCTATACCCTTCTTAGTAAGAGAAGAGTAAGAAGAGTGGGGGTGTTTGAGAAGGGTAAAGGTAAGAGACCATTTAGTTTTACCATGATCGCCATAACCTGTGTCCCATTCTGATTCAAATTCTTCTGGAATGGATCCTTTTACAAATTCACATTCCTCACCAGGTTGTAATTGCTTAAACCTGGGCATGCCTCCTAACTGAAACTTCTTATTATTCTTCAAGCTCATCATAAAGTTACGGTAATTATGCTATATAATAACTTAGGATATACCCAAAAATGAGTAACTAGAATTCTGTTTGATACCCAAAAATAAGTAAGGGGACCAGCTGCGCTTAATGTTTTTGTGCTTAATATTTCCTCCAAAATACCTATATAGTGTTACTCATATCTGAGTATATGCCCGTGGGACTCTATACTCGAAAAGGTGCTAAAGGTCGCCGAATGTATTTTAGAGACGGAAAGCTCATCAGCAAAAAGTCTTACGATGCCTCTCGCAAACGTAGGGGGCGATCTACCAGGAAAGGTATGCGACGCAAAACCGCACGCAGAGCCTATACGGGCAAAAGATCAAGGAGAAATAATAACATGGCACGAAGAAGAATGGCAATACCGCATCCCTCCATTACTGGAATGGCTGCAGGTCTGTCAGTAGCAAACTACCTAAACCAGGGAACTGCAGTTGGAGCAGGAGCAACATTAACGAAAGGAGTAATCAAGAGTACTTTAGACGGTAACTTGAACGCTGCCTTTGCTGATCTCTCCAAAAATGCGGTTGATTTGGCTATGTCGAAAGGCGGCAAGGCGGTGCTGTCCTCTGCAATTGTTTTAGCAACTGCAGGCGGATTAGCCAGGAAATGGTTTCCAAGCGTAAAGCTCGGTGGAAACAAACTATATTTCAAAATATAAGGAGATAAAAAACAATGTCAGGACTACAAACACGAACCTACACTCTCGCAGGAGAAAGTCTAACAGCAGGCACTTTTGCCTCAATTAGTCAACTTCTCGGAAGTTCGCAAAGCACAACAAACCCAGAAGGAATGACCAAAGTAGTACGAATCAGCATGTCATGCTCACCTGATCACACTAGCGCCACAGATGGATGCAGTGTTTTCAAATATGCAGGGGATGGGGTTTCAGTACAGCAGATATTTGCAGGTCCTTCTTGGTCTAACCAGGCAGCAGGACCACTTGACGGCAACAACGGTATGCCCGTTGTAGTTGAGAACTCAGCAGGTATCTTTGATATCATACCAGGTAACCAAATAGACTTCTCGGTAAGTTGCACAACAGCAGAAACAGTAGACGTAGCAGTATCAATAACATACGCCCCATAGGATCTTCATGGCTATAATAGGCGGTGCAGGTAATCCAGTAGGCAGTAGTTTTACTGGACCAGCAGAAGCTCTAGAGGTTGTAGGTAATTTTGCTTATGCATATTCGGGTTCCTTTCCAGCAAGTACCACACCAGCAACCAGGTTAAGCTTTACAACAGGCAATTATTTGTTTGTTGGAGAAATAAGACTGTGTGGTATGATTGACGAAACAACGGCAGCAAATGGGAGAATAACAACTATGACTGTTAAAATGAATGATCAAAAGATACTTTTTGCTAAAACTGCAGCAGCAGAAGAGGACATGCCCTCTGCCGATGTATGCCCAATTATAATTCCAGCTTATACTAAAATTGAAGTGATCCAGGACGCAAATGATGATGAGGTTGGTATTGTTGGCACTATCAGTATGACAGGCCGGATTTTTAGGGAGTAATGAATGTATGAAGATTATAATTGGGAGCAACTTCTTTGCAGGTTTCTTTTAGTTGCCGTGATGATTCTAGAAGGAATAAGGCAAGTTGGCTAAACCTTCAAAAGTTGACTTTGTTGATAAGATACCCTGGGAAGTTGTTACTCCAGAAATAATTAGGGCGTTTACTCCATTTATCCAGGGTATTACTTGGTTGGGAATATCTAAAGTTGACAAAAGGATCAGCGCAATGAATAATCTTATTGCAGTTGCAGAGATTGTACCTGGTATTGATTTGGGACTACCTAGAGGTATTGTTTTGGCTGCAATGTATGATAAAACAGATGAAGCGTTAGATATGATAAACCAACTAGCCCAGGCACTAGGAGACTTGCCAGGAGATTTAAAGAAATTTATTCAAGATCAAGTGGATGAAGCAAAAGAAGAGATTGAGGAAATTATTGAAGATGTAGAAGAAGTCAAAGAACCAGCTTGGTGGGTACAAGGCCTTTATGATCTATTTGGTGCAGGAGTAGAACCAGGTGAACAATGACAGACGAAACATTTGCACTTGTTTGGGTTTTGAGCTTTGGGCTTTACTTGCTGATCTATACTTACTGGATACCATTAAAAACTCAAAAAAAGATTGAGTCCTGGTTAATGTCAGAAGAGTCAGACGAAACTCTGTTAGCTAGCCTTACCGTAATCACCAATCAGATCCGTGAACAAGCCCTGGTTGATTTTGAGGAATTTATGATCCCTCAAGGCCGCAAAGCAGCGATTGACTTTTGGAACGGAGCCATGGGAA